ATGGCCGTCTATCCACCCTATCGTTGCCATGGGATGGGCCGACCAAACAGGCAGGCCGTCCACACATTAGGCTCTAGGGCTCTGTCTCGAATAGGAATGCAAGGCAGGCTTGTCGAGCATGGGCGATAGCCTGCTTAGTGTCTACATTGCCCTCGTCTAGATGCCCATGGGCATCGGACACCATGACCCAAAGGTCGTCAAGTGATTTGAAGTAGACCCTATCGTCCCTGATGGGCCACTCTTTACGCTCGATTTTGGATAGCCGACTCATGCCGCACCCCCAAAGAAGCGCACGTCACGCGGAGGCCTGCGGTTATCGGCTGGCTCCAAGCCCAGCACCTGTGCGATATCGTCAAGGCGAGACAGTCCACTGGTCAGGACATAGTCCACTCGAAAGTTTCCGGCTTTGCTATAGACGCGTTGCATATCTGCGAGCGTATCGTGCAAGCCTAGACCGGCGTAGCCGTTGCAGTTTTGGTGCTCTATCCAAGGCGTGCTAGCCTTGCCTCCTTTGCTATGGGTCAGGCTAAAGCGAGCCCCGCTCGAATAGCTTTTGGCCTCCATTCGTTTGAATAGGTGGCGCAATAGGGCAAGGCGTTGTGGGTTTCGGACGGTATAGCTGCCATCCTTGGCGCGAGCCCTGCCTTTTGCCATAAGGCACAGGGCTAGACGGTTGCCATCGAGGGCGAGTGATACACCGGCATCGATTCCGGGGGCGTGGAAGGTTGAATAAGTGGGCATGATGGTTCTCCGTGGTTGGGTTTAGGCTTCTACGTGTTCAAGAGTTTCAACGGATGGATAAATATTGCGGACCTGTACTGCTGAACTTGAATGGTAGAACTCAGCGGCTTCTTCTTCTGAGTGCTCGGCCTCTAAACTTTCTGCTAGTTCAATCGCTTCTTCTTCTGTTTCTGCTTCTATTTCCAGGTCAATATAGACAGGGATTCGGACGGTGATTTTGTATTTGGGCATGGGTTCTCCAGTTGGCTCAGTGTTTGGGAAGGGCTAGCCAGCCTGCATAGAAGCAGGCGACCAGAAAGGCGAGTTCAAGTAGGGCCTGTGTCATCAGATAAGCCCCAGTGCTTTCAGGTAAGACGGGGCACCTTCAGGCGAATAGCCGTCTGGCTCTACTGTCGAACCGTCGAGCGCCTCGCATTGGTGGGCGTCCATGAGCCATGCGCGTACCTGTCGATATGTAGGCATGGGAACGGGCTCACCGCGCCAAGTTAGCCTCTCATTAGAGAAGGGACGGTCAAGGCTGCGGGCTTCCTCTTGGTCGATGTTATAGGTATCTGGCTGCAGCCCGTTATTCAGGTCCTGAAAGGCCTTGACCCATTGAGAGCCCGTCTTCTTTATCGCCATGATTTTTTTGGCGGATAGCGTCCAGTCCATAGGATATAGCGCTTGGCATTGTTCCGCGTATGCCTTGATGGCCTTCAGTGTTTTGGCAGTGCACCCTAAGCCGTAGCCGCTATGGTGCGATAGCTGCCAGCCCGGTTTAGCATGCGCCTTGTGAGCGTATAGGCCAGGCATGACAGGGTAGGCCTTGACGGTTTTGGTTTTGTTTTGGGCGAGTAGAAGTTCAAGTTGAATAGTTTTGGGCATGATAGACTCCAGTGGTTTTGAGGTTGGGTTTAGATGTCAAGGGTAGAGAGGAGGTCAGCGGCTACGGTTTTCGCTGCAGACTTTGCTGCCCGTCGTTTGTGGGCGTCCTTGGGTCCATGGTTCGGGAAGCCGATGACAGGGCCTGCCTTGCTACCGTCGCATAGCCTGCACTCGTTACAGGTTACGGACTTGCCTTTCTCCTCGGCGGCCATGGCAGGGCAGACGATACCCTTAGCGCCGTTCGGCGTGGTAAACTTGCCGGAGTGGTCCCATGGTAGGACCACCGCAGCCCGATAGCCCATGGCGATAGCGTCATCACAGTCTTCCAGGCTATCGCATGATGCCATGAAAACCCCAGCGAGCTCAGGCTTAGACCTCCAGTGGTGCGTATAGCCTACGGCATCCAGGCCCATAGCCTTGACCGCCCCTATAGCTTTCTTGAGGTATTCCATGGGCAGTGCTGCCGGGTCTCCGATGGCACCGAACCGGGCCATTTTAGCAGACCGCTTGCTAGCCTGTAGTGCGGCCTTGAGTGTGTAGCGCTTGCCCTTCTTAGCGGCTCGAATCATGGAGCTATGGGCCATCGATGGCGTGCCGCCTTGCGCATAGCATCCGTTATCGAGTAGGGGGCATCCCTTGCACGAGGCCTTGGACTCCTCGCGAGTGGAGCCGACCCACAAGGTGGGGATGTCTCCGGTTTTGGTGTTCGTTGTGGTGCCTGTCCACATTGCTGCAGTCGCTGGTACGGTAGGGCATGGCATGGTGTGTTCCTTGGTTGGTTGGTGTGGTGTTACTCGTCGCATTCGTGACTTTCGTCTTCATGGTGCGTTTCGCCACAGTAGGGGCATAGGGTGTACTCGTTCCATTCAACTGGAGGGATATTGGTGGGCATGGGGTATCTCCGGTTAGGGGCTGGGGGTTAGTAGGTAGGGGCGGAGTCGAGCTTTTCGTCCAGGCGCTGCAGCTTATCGGTCAAGCGGTCAACGCGTTTACAGGCTTCCAAATAGTCGGCGTCGCTGTCCGGCTCCTCGGCATAGAATCGCTGGTCGTGAAGTGCTTCTTCCAACTCGGCCTCGTTTTCCTGAATCTGGATTAGGATTCTGCCTGCAGGGTTATCGTATGAACAGTAGGGCATGTTGTCTCACTTGGTTAGGGTTGATGACTTTCGATGTTTTGAATGTGGCACGGTGTTACCAGCAGTGCAAGTAGAAAGTGAAAAAAAGTTTTGCCACAGGCTTTCAGTGTAGCGTTTGAGGGTGCAAAGTTTTTTGGTATTGCTTCCCCGGTGGGGTAGGTGCATCGGTCAAGAGGGGGGATAGTTGGGGGAGATAATGCACTCCGCTTTGCTCGGTGCCGGGGGTCGGTTCCCCCGTACAATAGGGGGGGGATAGTCCGCCGCCGCCGTATGCCTACCCCCTTCTTTGTTTGTGGTGACGGGGTGATGTTCTCTAAGTAGCTGAAATCACAGGGAATGGAACGTCTGATAATCTACATTATGTTCAATGGGTGTGGCAGGAGGGAGAGGAGGGGGTGAGGGGGGGCACCAAAGGAGGTCCGGCAGTTGAATCCAATGTTGGTATTGAAAATCCCGGAAACATTCGGTTATTGTCCCAACATGGCCCTTACCGACAAGAAACAAGAAGCCCTCCGTCTACTGTCAGCGGGGCACACCATTCCCAAGGCTGCGGAGAAGATAGGCGTAGGTCGCGCTACGTTGTGGAAGTGGACCAAGGAGCCTGAGTTCTCGGCTGAGTTGACGGTTTATCGGAACAAGGAGGCTGCTGGAGCACAATCTGCTCTAGGCCATGCTGTGTACGAGGCAGTGGAGGTATTGCGCAGTATTATGGCTGATGAGGACTCTACGAATAAGGAGAGGACTGAGGCGGCCAAGATTGTTCTTGATAGGTCTAAGTTGCAGTTGACGGATGCCAAGGTGAAGGTGAAGGGTGGCGCTGATGCTTTGGAGAAGTGGCTGGGTGGTGAAGAGTGAGTCCTGAGATTGAGGATTTGCTTCAGAATCCTGAGAAGTTCATTTCGCGTTTGACGATTATGCACAAGCAGAAGCAGCGCTTGAGCAAGTTTGATTTGAATACGCCTCAGAAAATTTTGCTGGAAACATTGAGGAATCACAACAGGGTCATCATTCTCAAGGCGAGGCAGATGGGGATTTCGACTCTGACTCGTGGTTGGCATTTCTGGCAGGCGTATATGTCGGATGAGCCTCGGCAGTATGCTGTGATTTCGCACACGCGGGATTCTGCGGAAGAGCTGCACAGGATGGAGAAGACCTTCTACGAGAATCTACCAGACCCGTTGCGCAGGCCTTTGGCCAAGTCGTCTGCTAAGACGTTGCAGTTCAAGGATTCGGGTTCTGCTGTGAGGACGTATACAGCGGGTGGCAAGGGGGGAACGCGGTCCTTTGCAATGAACAGTGTCCATCTCTCCGAGTTTGCTTTCTATGAGAATCAAGAGGAGGTAATGGCCACGGTTATGGCGGCTGTGGGCGATGGGCAGATTATCATTGAGTCTACGCCGAATGTCCCTGGCGATAAGTTCCATGAGCTGGTGGAGGGGGCCAGGAAGGGAGAGAACGGCTGGAAGCTCGTGTTCTTCCCTTGGTTTGTTCATAAGCATTACACGGCTGCTGAGTTGCCGGGTTGGTACATTCCTACTGCTAGGGAGAAGGTGGTTCAGGAAGAGCACCAGTTGTCTGTGGAGCAGTTGTTTTGGCGCAGGCAGCAGTTGAAGACTCTTGGGTCTGACAAGTTTGTGCGGGAGTATCCTGCCACGATTGAGGAGGCTTTCAGGTCGAGTGGGGTTCAGTTCTTTGACCCCGAGGCTTTGTCTGAAATCAAGGCTTTGGACATGGGTAGCCATGAGCATCGGCAATATGCGTTGCCGGAGCCAGGAGAGGCTTATGTGATGGGTGTGGATGTTGGCAGTGGTTTGGGAAAGAAGACTGATTTCTCAGCGATTACTGTGATTTCTGCGTCTACGCGCCAACCTGTTTACCACTTCATCAGCAACAAGACTCCGCCTTCTAAGCTGGCTGAGAAGATTGTGGACATTTGGAAGAGGTACAACGAGCCTCGTGTGATTGTAGAGAGCAACGGGAATGGGATGTGGGTCATCCACCGCCTAAGAGAGTTGAAGGTTAGAAACCTCTACAAGGACAAGAATGGGAAGCCATTT